TTTGAAGCCCCTTCTAGGCCCCAATGTTCAGATTCTGAACATTCTTGACTCTCCCACAAGGCCATATTACTGGCCCTGCCTCCGTACTAATACGGAGGTCGCCACACAAGCTTGATGCCGACGCGCTTGGGGCGTCCAGAACGCTCCAAGTGTTTCTCATCTTGTCCTGTGGGTGGCAAACCCAGCAGGGAAGGCCCACTTTCGTGAGCCAGACCAGAGCGGTAGCAGGGGACTAAATCGAGATGACTCTCGACACCCCTTATGGGACTACCGTATTCCAGTCTGAGTAAACACTTAAGAAGGGCACCAGTACCCCCCAGTACATCACTGGGAGCTTTGGCCTGAACAACATAGCCTCGAACTAGAGGGCTATGCAGGAATGGGTGCATTCGCTCGGCTTGATATCCGAGAAATGAAACCCTGCCCAACACTGGTGAGGTTGGCTCGATTTTTGGAAAGTATCTCAACAATTCCATTAGTCGATTATCCAACCAACCGCACGTTCTCCAGTAACCAGCAAGGTACAGCTGGTTACGGAGCGCAACGGTTGCTATCACACCAGTAGCGTCTGCCGTCGTGTAAGGCAATGCTTGCCTGACTCTGACAAGAGATACATCAGAGCCATTAAAGTACTCCTTACCACAAGACTCTCTGAACTTTCCAGTCCAGAAAGACTTGTCCGAACCAACTCGAGCTCCAAAAAGTTCGAGAGTTCGTACGACGGTATGCACATGATCCACAGGCACGATGAGATCGTCCCCATAGATGCGCACCGAGTCCCGGAACAGATTAACATCTTTCCGGGTCATGGTCACATTAAGCGATCTCTGTATCCCAACGAAGATCATGGTCGTAAAGACCATAGCTTCAATCGGGAAACAAAGTGCTGAACCCATAGACGCATACTTGGCCAAACGGATTACTCCGTGGCCAGGTACGTCAGCCCGCCGAGATCTAGATGCATCGACAGCCTTCGACAATGTTGGCCATCGAGACATCATAGTCCGAACGAGCTGATTGGAAACACGATCGGAAGCATCACTCAGATCGAGTGTTGCGGTTCGGCAGTCAACCGAACCTTGACGCGCCAAATCCTGGTTAGGGGTTTGGTCGTCAAAACCGATCATCCTAGAGAGGAGTTCATCCCTCCCTAGAGACGAGAGAAGACAGCGGAGAAGAGCTTGCTGTGTATATTGCATACACGTAGGCTCCACCGCAATAATCCTCGGTGCTTTCAACGTTTTAGGGACCGAGATAACCTTAACGGGCATCTCGGCACCGGGTTCGAGGATGTCTACTTGATTCAACTCCGACGAAAAGTGGGAGTTAGGTATCAAGTACTCGTAAGAGGGAAAGACCTCTTCGAGGCGACTAGTCCAGGTACGTTGCTGGTACTTTCCATTACTGGAAAGACCATCAGCGACTGACCCAGGACCATGCTTCGGGAGAAGTTCCCCATAATAGATATCTCTATCCATTTGGGTGAACACCTCTCGAAATAGCAAGTCTGACATACTTCTAAACTCAGCCAAATCTTCCTGGCTAAGTTCAATGTCAGACTGTCGTACATCCTGCTCACACTTGATGTAATTATGTATCGCACCCTTTTGCCTTGCAGGAGTGCAAGGGAAGGAGATCTTGCCAAACATCAACGTAAGTTGACGAATAGCAATGATTGAATCGATACATGGTTCATCAAGTAATGTGCCACTCATCCGGTCGAACACACGGGAGAAGAAACCTCCTAGAAATAGGGGGAGACTTCCCCTTCCACGATTGAAGGAAGGGTTGATCCCGGCCTGTCCTTGGTCAAGCCACTTTTGGGTAGCTTTTCCAAGATCAGGCAGGGTTATCGTTAGAAACGATAACCCCTCATGTTCGACTCGCCTGTTGACGGTATTAATGTCAGCAGTGGCGCTAGTGCGGCATATGATAGCCGATTCCTCGGCTATCTGTGACCAGAGTGACATCAGGCTTTTCAACTGTCCTCCTCATTTGAGGTAGCAGTTCCATAGCCAATGACACTTTCAGCTGTCGATCTCCAGACTTATCACCTGGATCCACGATATTAGTGGGCGCTTCGACAGCGACCATAGGAACGCCAAAAAGGCGAAGCCTAGGCGATATCCTAGCTCATCAGCTAGGAGACTCGAGAGAGCTCAATCAGATCGCCCGTATTAAAACCGGAAGAGTCTGACAACGAGTTCATCCAAAGTCACATGGAAGAGGTCGAACAAGACAAGGACAAGAAGGATAACCTTATAGTTAACCTTCAAGTACAATGTCAAGCCGGTCTCATCCTGATCGTCAGGGCTATCAAAAGAAAGAGTACGATGGATTCTGGATTCTCCTTCCGGATATCCAGTAATCTTAACCGTCTCCTTCTCCTGATCCTCTACGACTCACCACCCAGCAACTTGGTGATGAGCGCATCCGAAGTTGCCGTGTACAGGGCTTTGAAACCCGTGTACACAGCGATCTGCTCCGTAGCCGAGTAGCCGGCCACGGGGACGTCAAAGACGATGTAATTACTCATCGAAACTTTGACGTTCTCCGTAGGCCGGAACGGATCCGGAGCCAACTTCGAGTGGTTGACCCGAAGCAGGTGCCTGTAACGCTTCCCACTGTCGTGAGAAGCTTGCACCTGAATCAGGCCATCACTGCTCTGGTAGATCGACTCGTCCTCCATCACGCTAATGCGTGGGAGGGGAGTTGTCACTGCCGAGATAGTGATGGATAGTGGATCAGAAAATGCCATTGGCATCACTCCTAGGACTCGGGTCTCGAGCCCCAATGGCTCGGACACAGGGCTGTTACTATCAGAAGCGCCGGGTCAAACCCAGTGCTGCTGATATGGCCAATTGGCGAGGACTAAGTCCATTCCAATTTAGCCCGAACCCAAACGGTGTCGCTTCCTGCCTACGCTTGATTTCCACACAAGCATGGATAGGAGACGCGTAGGCCAACTTGTCTTGAAGACCAGTTGGTCCTACGAGATAGTACGAGTCCATGACAACTTTATGTTGCATGATATACCCGTACTTCAACACCAGGCCATCGGTGGACCAATCTGAGAGATTCGAAATGACATCTCCAGCATTGGAAAACCAGTCAATAGCCCACGACCAGGGCGAGGCGTTCCAAATTACCTCAGGAGTTAGGTCAAGCCCCAAAAGGGCTTTTGCCTTATTACCAGCATCTATCAAACGATTCCGGCTGTGATAGCCGGTTGGTAGATGGTAGGTAAAAGCTCCTGAGAACCACGTCTCAGTTCTAGACGAGGAGATACGGAACACTTGCCCCTGTTTACCGCTTCGTTCCCACCCGTATGACGGGGTGGTAGTCGGAACATAAGAACCGACGTACAAAGCGGTAGAACGGGTCTTTTCTACCGGGAATCGATACTGACGCCTAGTCACTCGTCCGGAACCACGCTCATACTGTTCAAGAATAGCACGAGCGTGAGTGAGTGCTGACATTACGTCAGTCACATCACCGACGAGTGGTTTCCAGCCAAACTCCGAGTTGAGATACTCTCCGCCCGCTTTACGCGCGACGGAGGTATTCTTCTCCCAGAGGGTAGCCCCGAATAATTTCGGGAGCCCGTCTGATCGAAGCTCAGCAAGGAATGTAGCTAGATCGGCGACGTTGTTAGTGGGTTTACATCTGGAGATAGCTGTAGAACCCAAATTCGCAAGATTATCAAGCGAATAAGAGGGAACAGCTATTCCGGATGGATCAGCCGCATACAAGGGGCCTATGTAATTAGCATAGTACCTCCGAGTAGGAAAGCTGGTCTCGACCATCTCATTGATCCTTTGTCTATACGGATGTTCCGCATAGACGTAGGACTTTATGTTTTGGAAGGGCCCACCAACATCGTTTGAGAACGTTCGCGTTCGCGAACGTCCCCAATCAGGATGAGATTCACTCTGAGTAACCTCAGAGCCTGGAGGATTGTTTGGATTTCGAACAAACTGGCCTTTCGTTGAAACTTTCGGATCAACGATACCGCCAGATGAGTTCTCGGTCCAAAGTGTTAAAGTGCCTTTGTACTGACGATCGTACAGGTCAGACAAACGGCGCTTTTTCACAGTGGTTGTCAAAACCACCTCCTCCAGAATGGTAGATATGGTTAGGTCCTGAGAGAGTTAATTCTCTCTCATCTTATCCAACAATGGTAACTAACCACCATAGGATAAGAATAGCAGCACTGCGCCGGGGGTCTCCCGAGAGGGAGG